CCCGGCTGTGGAATGGAAAATAAGATTTATTAATCACTCCCCAGGATAAAGAGAGGGGGTTTTTATTTTGACCTCAGACGTAATTATTAACCACTGCTTAAAAGCTATTGGCGAGGATGACCCTGTCGCCCCGGTTGAAATGACCCGGGTTGAGTGTCTTCAACTGATTAATTTATTCTATCAGAACGAGATCGGGGAGCGCCTCAAAAACCTACTCTCCTATACTTATGACGCCAGCGACGGGGCGCACACAATTACTTTAGGTATCGGAACATTACCAAGCGATTTTTTGCTTCCGTCCAGGGTGTACGACGGAGACGCTGAAACTGATGACCCACTGGAACAAATTTTTGATATCGAAAACAAGGTTACTGACACGGATACAACGTCACAATATATGATTCCAAACACAACACAGTTATGGATTTTTGGGACGACTCCAACCAACACCATTAAACTCTATTACTATGTCAAGCCGACTGCTTTAACAGACAGCGCAGCATCTTCGCCAACTGCATTAAAAGAAAAGTTTCACCTTGACCCGTTTATGATCCACATAAAAGAAACAATGGCAATTAGGAACGACTACCTAAAAGACATGTTTGACCTGAAATCTCTAAAGTTAGACATTCTTGATGCCATTGAAAAAGCGCACAGTGTAGAAAAGCACGATGATAGTACCCTTATCATCAAAGATGTGTATGGGGTGTTGTAAATGGCCTATGACCGCATAAGAACAAGACATGGCAGTAACCGTGGCCGCAATAACCAACCCCTGCCAATCGAGCAAAAGGACTGGCGAGGGGTTAACTATGTAGACGACATCTACACTATGCCGCCGCAACACCTGCCATTTGCTCAAAATGTTGACCTGGGAGCGCCTATCGGGGCAATATCCAAGGTGGCAGGGTATGAATCCCTGTTTACCTCCCTTGGCGCCGGGAAGATTTTGGGCCTTCACGCCTGGGAGCACTCTGACGGCGACAAGCTGATCGCAGCCTGGGACAAGTACCTTTACCTGCTGTCCGGCGCCTCCGGCAGTATCGCCAAGACCTCACGGGCTGATTGGGATGCTGGAACCAAGACCAATCTTGATACCGCTACCAGCCCTGGTGATGTGAAAATGGCTAAAACCGGGACTGATTTTAGCGAAGCGGACACATTAACCGCCGATTTCAACGGAACCCACAGCAATACCGTGGCGGCAACCGACTCGGTTAAATTGACTATAGAAACGGTTCAAGAGTATGGGATTGTTTCTTTAGGTGCTACATCTTCACAGTATAATGGGGATAATGACACTGAGCAAGGTTGGAAATTTACGGTAGGGGCATCAAATATAATAGTTTCTAAATTACGGGTGTTTTGGGCTAAAGCCCAAAGTATCACCCTGCGTTTATGGAGAGTGAGTGATTCTGCTTTACTAAGTTCAGTAACAGTCACGGCAGCAGATAGTTCTTGGGTAGTGGGCAGTATATCCCCTATCACTCTGACAGCAGGGGCTTCTTATGTTGTTTCTGCCGGTGCGCCAATGTCTCCTTATGCCACCTATCGTTATATTGCAAAAGCAAGTAATACTTATAATTCCAAGATAACCTGCAATGAAGGAAGATATTATCTAAACATAGGTTACTACCCTTCAGTCATTATTGATGCAAATATTTTTGGCATTACAGACATCGGAATTGACGTGACCGGCTACAACGCGTCAGGGACGTATACGCATACCGTCCAGAACATCAGCGGAGTAGGGGTGGTTAAAACCTCTACAATCACCTTTAACAAGACAGTTCCGGCAGGAACAACACTCACTATAGAGGTGAGGATTTCAACAGACGGAGGTTCCACATGGGGATCGTGGACGGCTAAAAATACTGGTGATTCATTTATTACTGCCGGCACTGATATAAGTAACTACCGTTTCCAGTGGCGTGCAAATTTATCCACCACAGATACCAGCGCCACACCGACGCTGGCCGATGTTACTATCAGTGTGACTACTGCCTACTACACAGCAGGCGTTTGGCTTTCTCCCGTCTTGGATATGGGCAATACTCCGATGGTAGCAACTCTTTCCTGGACACAAACAATACCCGCAAATACAACGGTGACATGGTATGCCAGGGGTTCGAGTAATGGGACGGTGTTTGGAGATTGGCAGGAGATAACTGTCAGCGGTGACGCCATACCGTTATTGAGATATGCCCAGGTTAAATTTGAAATGACCGGAACAATTAGCGCGACGGCGACGGTATCAGACTTTCTCATAGGTTATTCCACCTCATACACGCAAGCTAACCGGCTAGATATATCACCGCTGGGCAGGACTAGCAACCTACTCACAGGGAACCGTGTGAGGATGCAGGACTATGACGATAGGTGTTATTGTGCGGATGGCTTGAGGCCGTTTGTTTTATATGTAAACGACAACACGGCGGTAACAGGCACGGCGCAGTCTGGAACGAGCAGTACAATACGGTTAGCAGCCGGGGCCAGTGCAGTAAACGACTTCTTTAACAATGCGTTTGTAACAATTACCGGGGGCACCGGAGTGGGGCAGACGCGGTTTATCTCCGACTACAATGGATCCACAAAGGATGCTACTGTATCGGTTAACTGGACAACGAACCCTGACGCCACATCCACCTACTCTATCAACTCTGCGGTGAAGGCACGGAAGGCAGGGGTTGACCCTCCAGGAACTGCTCCAACCCTAGCAGATTCAACGGTAGCAGGGACACCAAACGGGGTTTATTACGGCAAAATTACCTTCGTCAACGCGGAAGGCTACGAATCAAATCCGTCAAGTGCCTCTGCTTCGGTAACCGTAGCCAGCAAAAAAATCACCTGGACAGTTCCGGTAGATGCTTCAGCCGGTAAGACTACGGCAAAGCGGAAACTATACCGTACTAAGGCTGGTGGGAGTGTTTATTACTATATCGCCACCGTAGCCGACAACACGACCACGGCTTACACGGACAATATAGCGGACGCCTCGCTTACCGTTCTGATGGAGGACAACAACAATATCCCGCCAAGTGCCTCCATTGTGTACGCGTTTATGACATACATGTTTTATGCCAGTGGTAGCGATCTGTGGTTCTCGAAGGTCGGAACGCCGGAGCAGGTCCCTAATATCACCGGGGACATGCAGGTTAATATGTTGCCGAGTGTGATATTGGACATCAAAAGCAGTCCAATGGCGCTTATTCCCCAGGGTGAAAACTTTATTGCTCCGATCACGACGAATACCGGCTTTATTTTTGACTCTGATCCTACCGTGGATACCACGATAATGAGGCTGATTGATAAAAACGGATCGCTGTCATTTGAAGCGTCTGATATTTGCATTGATCCGCAATTAAGGTCTATCCTGGTCTTTCCGACAAACACAGGGGTTAGGACACTTCTCCCCGGCTTACAGGAGGGCAGTATTGAGTCCACGCCGATGTCCCGGAATATCCAAAACTACTTTGACCGGACGGTCAACCGCACAAACATGGCCGGGATATTCTTTAATAGCTACTATCTCATTTCGGTGGAGCATCACGACCCTGACGCGGCGGTAAACGAATACCTGACCTTTGCCTATGATTTTAGAACCAATGAGTGGTACGGACCTTGGACGTTCGGGTGCTCCTGCTACATTATTTCGGCTGGCGTTCTTTACGCTGGCGACCCGGCGGTGGGCAAGATTTACCGAATGTTTACGGGTAGCTCCGGCGCCGGAGCAAACCTAAAAATGATCGCTGATTTACCGATGATATCACCAGGCGGTGAGAATCGGACGTACAGGTTTAATAAATTCATGCTGATGTTGTCTGCTGATAGTGACACGAGCGTGACGACAGTCAAGCCAAAGGTGGACTCCAGGGAGGCTACTGTCAGCCTGGGAACTCTTACCGACACATTCACGGGAGATGTTCGCCCGGGCCATAATAATCTGCGGTCGAAGAAATACAAAATCCCCTTGTCGCGGGGGAATACGTTGTCTTACCGGATTGAGGACGATAGCACACATCCGATCTCGATTCAGAAGGTTATTACTGAATGCGAAGTTTTGCCGTTGAAAAAGTAAAAGCCGCCTTTCGGGGCGGCTTAAAGCTTTAATGTGAGGGTTTTGTTTCGATGTAACCGCTTTTAGTATTTGTATCCCATATAATATTCACGCCGAACGCTTGAGAAATAAACCCGAGTGGTACATTGTAGTTAAGTAAATCTGTAATAAGCCTAAGCGGGATTCTTATTTCACTATTAGAGAAATAAGAATTTTTATCAGGTGTTAATTCTTCATTGTTGTTATTAGGTATAAACCTAAAACTTCCCTGATGTTTTGCCACAGCCCGATTCATTAAAGCCTCGGCGGTTGGATTAACGTAGGAATTGCCGTTAGTGTAGTCGTAAACGGTAGTATCAGCAAAACAAGTACCTTGCAGTGAAAATAAAATAACTAAACAAATCACGCACACAAAAACTTTTTTAAACAAATGTATTCCTCCTTTTTTGTTTTAATATTAAACCCAAAAGTAAGTATTTACAAGAAAATTTGCCGCCTCCGGGCGGTTATTTATTTCAAAAAAAACGGAGGTGTTTAAAGTGGCTCTTAATAACAACTATAACCCGTACAACCCCTTGGGAACTTCAGCGCTGGCGAATTTAAGGATTGCGAATACTGCTAGTGGTGCAGGAAGAAACAATATTTCTCCTGACGTTGGGAGGTATCCTGGTATTTATACCGGGCCAACCACTGTTTACGATTACACCGGCGGGAATGCCTATGTCAACCCAACCGCCGAGGCTTTAATGAACCAATCTGTAGTTAAGTACCCAAATAATAATACGGCTGGAAACGGGCAGGGAGCGAATAAATATGCTCCTTCCGGAGCAACTACACCCACACCCCTGTACCCAACCCCACCCGACCCAACCCCAAATTACACGATGCCAACAGTCCCGAGTTTATCTTGGGAAGAAGCTCAAGCACGGGCAAAAGGTATGTTTCAACCCCAATACGAACTTGCCAGGATGCGTAGCGAAAAGCAATTTGCCGATCAGCGTGCGAGGCTTCCGGGGTTACTTAACGCCAGGGGGTACCTCTACGGTGGCAAGCGGGAGGCCGGGGAAAACAACCTAACGCAAGACCAGGCCATGACACTAAACCAATTAGATACCGACTTTGCAGCAAAAGAAGCTTCTGCGGCAAGCTCTATTTATAGCAATGAACAGGCCGCAGCCAACACACTGCTTTCCCAGCTCATTACTCAGAAAAACAACGAGAATCAGGCGGCATGGAATACTTGGAATACGAAGTACAATGCGGCATTCCAGGGGGCGCAGGGCGATAAAAACCGGACTATTCTGAAAAATACAGCGATGTCGAAGTGGATTGACTATTTCCTTGGTAACGAGTAGGGGGTGGGTGTGAATGGCAATGGATTTTTCGCAATTTGACCCTGACATGCAGGACACGATCAAGCAGGCACAGCAGATAGCGGGATTTATTAAAGCCTCCCGTACCCAACAGAGGACACAGCCGGTTACAAATGCCTTGTCGGGGCTGGGCGAACAATACAAATCTGCCCAGACCGACGAACAGCGTCAGTCGGCAAACACCTTGGCGAACCTGACCAGGGGCAATTATCTTGCAGGAGGCGGTTCTCCAGCAGACCTTCCTTCTCAAAATTGGGGCAGTGATCCTTCACAGGGGTTCCAAACCTCAGAAGGATTTCAGGCGCCCATAACAGGTTATGAGGGATTAAAGCGACCCGATGCCATATCTAATAGGCGCCAGGCTTTTATGGATATGTTTGAGAAGCAGAAGTGGCAAGCCACTCCGGAAAGCCAGGATTGGTACCTCCCAGCAGCTAAACAGCAGGCAGAGGCTACTCTTGCGAATACGCGAAGAAGCGCAAACGCTCCTTATGGTGGCGGTGGAGGCGGTACAAGTAAACCTAGCCAAACAGTTACCGACCGGGGGAATTACGGATCTGCTCTGCAAGGCGTAGGCGACGCCCTTAAATCACTTGGCGGTGCTATGGGAAGCCAGCCATACGCAGATAGATATTCTACTGAATACGGGGTACTAGCTCCCGTCCAGGTCATTGAAAAACAGATCAACACACAGAGGCCACAACTAATCTCGCAGGGGATTGACCCGGACAAGTTAATCAATGAGGCGTACCAAATGGCCTACGGGAAGAGCAGGAAAGATTACTGGGGTCAATAAGGCGGTGATTATTAAATGGCATGGGACTTTACAGGTGGAATAGGCACTAGTAGCAATGAAGAAAAGAAGAAAAAAAGTTCTTCATGGGATTTCACTGGTGGATTAGACTTTTCTTCAGTCACAGAAAAATCGGTAATATCCGATATCCCCGGCGAAGGATCCCCCGAGATAAAGCGCCTTGCCAGTGAGTTATTCGTGGATGCACCAACTCCGACTCCAGCACCGAAGCCAACCCCGGAGCAGTTGCACCCCACACTCTGGAAACTCACCACGCCCCTCCGGGCTATATTTGAGAACCCCTGGATGGAACGGGCAGGTCAAGCCGGGTCGGAAGTCATGGGCATGATGGACCGTCCGGACAAGGTTACTACCGGCAGTAAATTCGGTGATATCTCGGCTGACTTGGCTGGCGGACTGATGGGATTTGCCGGTAACCCTGCCAGCGTAGGAGCAAAGTTGTGGGGCGGCACGGAGCAGGCCATTAGCGGAGCCTTGCCGCTTATCCCCAAACTTAACGTACTTCCGGCGATAGCACAGACCGGCTTAAAGATGGGGGCGACCACGTTACCCTATGAGGCAACCAGGGCTATAGCTAACGACAGACCATTTGACGCTGGCGAGGCTGGAACTGCGGCGGCATCTAATGCACTGTTGGGTATGTTGTTGCATGGCGGCGGGAAGGCGCTGGCATCGTTCAGGAGGCCCGGGGTGGTATCGCCGGTTCCCGATGTAGCTATTCCGGGACGGGCTCCTGGAGTTAACCCCCCGGTAGTGCCAAGATTAAACGACTTCGCCACGGGCAGGGACTTCTCCGTCCGGACAGATCGGGGAATCACTCAGGGTGAATTGGCGGCGTTTAAGGGCGCACCGGCGCGAAGTGGGGGGCGCGTTTACACGCAGCCGAAATTCTCCCCGGTAGAAGCTATGAACGCCAGAAATGCGCTTTATGAGGCGGCGGGGGTTAAGCGGGAGTTAGCGCAAGGCATATTAGAACCATGGCAAATGACAAGGGTAGATTTTAACGAGGGCCACTTTCTGCAAGGGACACATGGAGCGAATGCTGCTAAAATAAGAGATAGCGGTGGCGTAAATAAGGGATTTTATATTTTAGCATCAGAACCCAATGCCATGAAAACAGCGTCATGGTATACAAAAGGTGGTACGCAGAGGCGCGGTATTGGGGAAACTGATTGGACAAAAACAAGACCCGGGAGTGTTTTCGTTCTTCCTTCTAAAGAAGAATATGGTCATATTGATATGATAAAAGGCTTAAGAGAACAGGGCGGTCGGATGATTGGCGGCAGTAATTACCCATACAAAACCATACCATATGTGGCCGAGATTCCTCCGGGCGTAGACCCACACAAGTTTTTAGTTGAAAAAGCTATCACTGAAGGAAAGCCAGTTCCAGCAAAAGTATTAAAAGACTACCCAGATCTACAAGCAAAGGCAGTGGGTACCCCAGGGAAAGGGTTTGCGTCGAAGCCTGCACTTCCACCGCTGAGGCCAATAGCCCCCAATGGGATACTTGGGCCGGGCTCGATCAGTGCGGCGAAGTTTACTATTCCTAAGAAACAGTCTCTTATTCCTGGGACGAATGATCGTGTCCGGTCATTCCATGTTACGGGTATGAAATCTCCTATTACCGCGCCGGAAACAAAATCCGGCTTACTGATGGACGTTTATGAGGGAGGTCCTGGCGTTTACCAGCGCATTTCTCATACTCAGACGGAGGCGGGGGCAAAGCAATACTTAGCAGAAGAGGGGCTTGATAAGTCCATTAACTACGTCCTGCACTCTAAGGACGTGTCCTCTTACAAGACGGGCCTTGCTAAGGAAGTTATCACCGAACTTCAAAACAAAGGCGGCATTAACCAAGCTCTTGATGTTTATGAAAGTATGGCCGAACAGTTAACCCGGGCTGGCCAAATGACCGAGGCGGCAAAACTGTTCAATGCGCTTACCCCTGATGGCGTAGTCTTAAAGGCTACCCGGGATATTAAAAAGGCCGCTGAACAACTTCCTGCCGGAACGAAGAAGAAACACCAGGAAACGTCGCAGAAGGTACAGGAAACCTTCGACCAGATTAACAAGGAAACGGTTGAACAGGTTATCGCGGAAACACCACAGCTTGACAAGATTCCGGCACAAGGTAAGCCTGGAATACCCCGTACCGGAGATCAAACTGGTGGGCAGCCGAAGGAGAAGAAAGGACCTGCCCCTGCTGAAATGCTGGCGCAGCGGGTGAAACAACACGTTGCCGAACCGAAAGAAGGGGAAGCCGATCCTATTAAGGATATGGTGAATACCCTCTTTAAGAAGGCTAAAGAGGTTTTGCCGGAGCAGGAAGTTAAGCGCATCCCCCGTGACGAGATGGAATTTATCAAAGAGGCTATTGCGAACAAGCAAAAGTATGGAACTGTTTGGAATGAGGCCAAAAAAGTCTTACAGGCCAAATACGGCGACAAACCCGAAGTTATGAATAGTGTCGAATCCTTTATCAGTCATTACCTTAATATTCCCTATTCTGAAAAATCCATCGGGAAAATTACCCGGGCGGGAATCAGGGGGGAAGAAATCGACCTTGCCCAAGTGGTACGCCAGCACTACACGATGCAAGATAAGACCGGCAGGGACTTGGTTAAGAAACTGGTGGACTTCGGCAGCCTGCCGCAGCGTGACGCCGAAATACTGGCGCTGGAAATCGGGACTAAGTTTGACGAATTGGCGGCCAGGAAGAAACAGCAGGTACTTGACCAGATATTTAAACAACGTGGACCAATTCAACGTAAACCTATTGACCAAAAAATCATTGAATGGTCAAACATGGGGGCACTGAGCGACGCGCAGTACAGGCGGCTTGTGGCTGAGAAGATGGGGCTGCCGGTATTAACCGACGACGTTGCAAACTCCCTGCGAAAGCTTGCCAATGAGGCGCAAACGTCAACGGGCAGGAAAGCTGAGATTCTTCGGGCGCAGATTGTGGATTTAGTAGCGAAGCAGATACCGACACCGTTTTGGCGTAAGGTGGCCTCCATTCAGACCATGGCGCAACTCCTGAACCCCAAGACGGCGATCCGGAACATAGTTGGTAACTTCGGCTTTGCCGGTATGGAAAATGTCAGTGGCGTTGTCGGTGCTGGCGTTGATAAGGCGCTATCCCTGGCGACCGGCCAGCGTACAAAGGTACTGCCGAGCCTTGGCGTACAGGCGAAGGGCTTTAAACAGGGGTGGAAGTACGGCCTGGAAGATGCCCGGCTAGGAATTGACACTTCCGGCTTAACTGGAAAGTTTGATATTCCACTGAGTAGGACATTCCGCAAGGGGCCTTTAGGATTCGCGGAGAAGGCGCTCAATATTGAACTGAGGGCAACTGACCGCGCTTTCTACCAGGCCGCTTATGATGGATCCCTAAATAACCAGATGAGGGCGGCGAAGGTAAACGCCCCTACGGAGGAAATGAGAAATGTCGCCCACCTAGACGGATTATACAAAACATTCCAGGACGATAACGCTTTAAGTAAATTATTTGTTGGGATTAAACAAGCCCTAAATAAAGTAACTGGTAGCAAGGAATTCGGCGCAGGGGATTTTATTATCAAATATCCTCGTACACCGGCTAATCTTCTGATGCGTGGGATTGATTATTCCCCGGCTGGATTTGTCAAGACTATCCTGGAAGCGGCAAGACCTCTTGCCAAACAGCAGTTTAACCAGAAGGCTTTCGTCGAATCGTTCTCCCGGGCGCTCGTCGGATCTACCGCTTTATTTGGCACTGGTGTGCTCCTGCATAAGTTAGGGATCATCACCGGTCGTCCGGCAGAGGATCGGGACTTATCTGAACTCAATAGACAGTCAGGTTTTGGCGAGTACCGCATTAATGCCAGTGCCTTAAAGCGCCTGGTGTTCGGTGGTGGCGATACAAAACCACAGAAAGGTGATACCATTGTTAGCTATGACTGGTTCCAGCCACAGTCGATACCGCTTGCCATCGGCGCAGATGTTGACGCTAATAAAGGAAGCGCAGCCGGACTTGCCGGAACCATCCTACAAGCCTTGGGAACGGGCGTAAACGCCTTTGCAGAGCAGCCGGTAATGCAGGGTATCCAAACGGCATTTAGTGGCGGCTACGGCAACGCTGAACAGGGATTAATTAAGGTGCTCGAAGGTGTCCCCGCCTCGTTTATCCCAACACTATTGAACCAGGTTAAGCAACTGGCCGACAACCAACGGCGCGAGACTTACGACCCGAACAAAACCCAGGAGGCGCTCAACAGGGCTGGGAATAAAATACCCGGTCTGGCTGGTAATCTCCCGAGGAAATACGGCACCCTCGGCCAACCACTGGAAACCTACCAAGGGGGAAGCAATAACCCGGCTAACGTGTTCTTAAACCCGGCTTTCATCAATCAGTACAACCCATCCCGCGAGGTGGGCATGGTAAATAAAATCTACGAGCAGACCGGGGAGACAAGTCAAATCCCCCGGGTGATGCCGAAGAAGATCACCGTAAGCGGCAAGTCGTTTGTTTTGACCGGTCAGGAATATTCTAACTATCAGCGTATTGCTGGAGAATTAACGCAGAAGGGATTCGCGAAGATGTCGGAAAACATGAAGCCTGAAGAAGCAGTCAAAAAGATGCAAGGGGTAATGTCCGACGCCAACGAAGCGGCCAAGACACAGATATTGAAGGCCCGGGGTGAACGGGTTTACAAAAAGGGCAGTGGGATAGTAGTAAAATAACCGCTCTACACGAGGCGGTTTTCTGTAAAACATTGGAAGCGATTATTAAAACGATTCCAGCTAAACTATAGACCCTTATACTCTTGTTGTTCTAGTTTTTCTGATTGTACTCCGCAAAAAGCAATTAAACCTATAGCCACAAGCCACAATACAACGTAAGAGATTATGGCAATGGTGTAGGTGTTAAACCATGTTCCCGTCATTTTACATGATGCAAATACCCAATAAATTTCCGCAACAACTGGAAGTACAAGAGATATTAGCGCAGCGATTATACCTTTTTCTGCCAACGATATTATTATTGTCCATAAATGAATCAGTAGTCCGGCAATACCCAACACCAAGTACAAAACCCCACCGGAAATAAACCCGGCATTAACAAGAAGTTTACGTGTTTTCATTTTCAACCACCTCCTTTATTGGAAATTATACGCCGAGTACCTTATTCAATGCAAGAGGGGAGGATTAATTACCTCCCCTTCTCTATTAGTGTAGGCCCCGCCCAGGGGGTGGCCCCGACGGGTTTTAACAGAGATCAAACCTCTGTTGCCTACTCCTAAATAGTACCATCTTTGCTGGGAAACGTCCATGTCAGGCGCTTCCTTTTTGTAAAATTACACCAGGGGGTGGACAAGACGACGGAGCAAGAAGAAATCTCCGCGCTGTTAGTAGAAAATATCCGGCTATTCGACCGGATCATAACCAAGACGGATGAGTTAAACAAAAGGTTAGTAACCGCTTTCATAGTGGCAATGCTGGCCTTTTCGTTTACCCTTTTTGGTATCTCGTGGTTGTATTTCAAGTCAGATTATTTATACCCAGAGATCCCTCCGGTAACGCAGACACAAACTAATGATCAGAAAGTAGACATCAATACGAATGGAGGTAATAAATAATGCCTAAACCGCGGAAACCCCAGAAACCCCAGAAGCCACAAAAACCCCAGAAGCCCCAGGAGTAGGAGGCGCCATAATGAACTGCATTAACTGCAAACTTGAAAAGCGGATGGATGCTGCTGAGAGAGACATCAACAAATTACAGAAGGACCAGGGCGCCCAAGATGTCAACGCTGGGAAAATGGAAGTGACATTGCAGTATATCAAGATAACCCTGGATGATGTTAAAAAGAAGATTGACAAGATAACCGAAGCCCCAAGTAAGCGTTGGGATATCGTGTATAATACGTCAATCGCCGGGGTTGTAGCGGCTATTGTCGCGGCGGTAATGGCTGTAATAATAATAAAATAGGGGGATATTTATGCCATTAGTAATTTTAGACCCTGGCCATAGTCCAAAGAACGATTCTGGACAAGATCCCGGAGCTGTCGGAAACGGTATCCACGAGGCCGACATAACCGCCGATGTATGTAGCCGTATTGCCGCTAAATTGCCACTATACGGCATAGACAACGTGATTATCCAACCAGACGAGGAAACACTGGGGAGGGTAGTCGCAGAAGCCAACTCCCACCCGGAGGCCGCTTTCTTTTTGAGCGCCCACGTCAATAGCGCAGTAAGTGCGAACGCTACCGGTTTTGAGAGTTTTACCTATCCGGGCAGCCAGAAGGCCGATAATCTTCGCTTCTATGTCCACACCGAAGTAGCCAACTTTTATCGGCAGTATGGCTTTATGGACCGCGGTAAAAAGACGGCTAATTTTGCTGTTCTGCGGGATACATCCATGCCGGCGATGCTTTTCGAGAACCTTTTCATTTCTAACCAATTCGACGCTGCGAAGTTAAAGGATGTCGCCTTCCTTGATGGCCTGGCCGGAGCTTACGCCAAAGGCATAGCCCGGGCGCTTGGTTGCGCCTGGAAGAGGGAGGTTGAAGCTGTGATTCCTGATTGGGCCAAAGACAGTGTAATGTGGGCCGTGGCGCATGGCCTTATTGTTTCTCCAGAGAATCGGAGCGAGGATTTTTATGCGCTTATCAGGGTGCTGTACGAGTACGATAAAATGAAAGGTTGACTACGAAAGGGGGGGGGTGCTCTATTTGCAGTGTCCTGAGTGTAACACAGGAATGGAGGCTACAGTTATCCCTCGCAGCAATTTATACATCTGGGATTGTCCAAGATGCGGCACAAATTATGATGATAGAACGGCCAAAATTACATTAAGCAAAGAAAGGATGATGCCTGATGCGTCCCCGGCAATCGAATGAAGATAGAATACTTAAAATATCTTAAGGAGGAATCCCCTGTGGACGAACAAATCCAGGTTACCACCGAACCGGATCCGGACCCGTGTGCTAATTGCGATATTAAGGAAGAGCGGTACAGGCTCTATGCCGAGAATCAGGTTTTGCGGCAGAAGATTAAGCAAGTTTATGGAATTTTGGCTCCATTGTTATTTAGGAATGATGCCTGATGCGTCCCCGACAATCGCCTTAAACTTGAATATCTAAAGGAGGTCATACCTATGGGAGACGAACAAACCCAACCAAAGAAGCTGGATGCCATTGACTACACCCTTATTGCGGCTTTCATGATTGCCCTCGTAACCGTGTGCAGCATGGTGGTACAGGGTCAAGGCGTACCCGAATTGATGCAAAATATCTTCTGGGCTATCGGCATGGCGCTCGGAATGAAAAAAGTGCCAGCTTAACTATCATCCCTCAACCCCCGGCTCCGGCTGGGGGTTTTTCTGTTTTATGCGAAATTATTTCCGCGTAAACTTGGCTTTACAATGGGTGGATAGTGGGGGTATAATATGGATGGAGGTGTTTAAATGAAACAAAGAATAACCGTTGAGCAACTGAACGAACTGACCCCGGAGAAGAAGGAGAAGCTTCGGGAGTGGTGGAGGCCACAGGAAGGTGATTGCATTATAAGCGGAAAAGATGACCGTATTAGGTTTATAGGAAGACCTTGCAATGGTTTTGCCTGTCAGTTTTTCCCGTTTGCCAATTTTGGCAACGAAACAGACTTAATCCCAATAAATTTGTGCCTCCCCCATCTCTCCATCGGCCAGTGCATTGAACTGCTAGGTCATAAATTACAGAAAATAGAGTACGATTTTTTCATCAATAATTATTATGTCAGTGTTTTAAACATAGGCACAAACGGTAAAACAGAGTTAATCGACGCCCTATTCGCGGCAGTAAAGGAGGCGCTGTAAGTGTCAAAGCGCCTAGAAACCTACCTTGACGGTGAAACAATCAAGCGTATACAGGATGCCGCCAAACGGTCGAAACTATCCGTTAGTACGTGGTTGAAACTGGTTGCGCTGAGGGAATTGGATCGGGACGAATATCGCCAACGGAAGGAGGATGACAAGTGAGCCTAGAACTGCAAACCTGCCTCAAAAAGTACGGACCTCCACATATTTTCAGCTACCGCCACGGGGCCTGGATAAAAATAAAATGTGACGGTTACGCAGTTATTGACGAGTATCTCAGCCTATTTCTGTCCGGTCAGACGGTGGCGCAGTTATTTCTCGGGGAGGACGACATTGCGATTAGGCGAAGTGTGCTGGACAGGCCGTCCAACTTGGTTATGCGGGGTAAGGCGTGTTTCAATGTCAGGTGTGGCGGGGAGTTTTTTATGGAGGTATTTTGGTCTGAGGGGGATATAGATTAACCCCTCCCTAACAACCTGGCAATCCAGCCGGGTTTCTTTTTTTCCATCTCCTCCACCTTCCCCCAAACCGCCGCGACTTCCTTCCGCGCTTCCTCGCTTTCTTCCTCCTGCTTCGTCAGCCTTCCGCGTAACTCCTCGATTTCTTCTTCATTCCTTTTGGCTTCTTCCTCGTACCTCTGACTGACCTCTTCGATCATCTTCCTTGTTTCCGCGTTTTCCGCTTCGTTCCTGCTTACCACTTCCGCGATCATATCAAGTAGGGATTGTCGCGTAACCAGCGCATAGGATTCAGGCGGAAGGACGTCCACCTCGACTTCCCTGTTGGCCTGGTAGTCAATTACAGCCTGGGCAGGTATGCGCCATTCCTCGGTTTTCTTGCCGGGTACTTTTTTGGCTCCACTAAACTTTTGGGCTGCGCATAGCAGCGTTACATTTTTGGGGCTACAGCCCATTATCGCGGCGGTTTCCTTAGCTGTGAGGTAGTGCATCGTATCTCCTCCCGAAAGGCGTTTAATTCAGCTTTTCTTGTGGATAACTTTTTAGCTATATCATCATCATTATGGTCATTTATACATGGTTCTTTATAGGGTGTCACTGTGACACTAGGTGGTGTCCCTCTGACACTAGGGGGTGGTGTCTGTGTGACACTAGGGAACATAATTTCGTATATATTACTCTCGTTATCCCCATTCTTTTTCGGCCTGGTGTGTTTTACAAGGTATCCTTTTTCCAGCAAGGAGTTAACGGTGCGTATCGCTGTACTGCGGCTAATACTGCACTTCTTGCCTATAGTTGAGTAGCTGGGGAACGCAGAACTGGCGTTATTGGCACAGCGACAGAGGTAAAGCAAGGCTATTTTTTCATTTGTGGATAACGCTAATTCAAAGATGGTATTCGGGGCCTGGAAGTATGGGATATGTAAGATGATCCGATCCAAATCAACACCTCCTAAAAAGTTAATAAGAAACTACTCCCGAGGCATTGACTTTTTTTGCTGTTTTGTTATAATGTCCGTACAGACAAAACAAAACAGCGGAGTCAAAACTCCGGGTTGTTGTGAACCGTCCAGCCGGCCAAAGCTAAGGACGGTTCGATTCGTTTTATGAGATCGATCATATATGAAAATTATGCCAACGTCAATAATCGACAGTATAAAACCCCCTCGCGTGAGGGGGTTCTTTTTAACAATAAATTATCTACCACTTATATCTGTTATTTGATATTTAGTTGTATTATTATCAAGAATAGGGTTTGATACAAACTTACCGATATCACCTGGTTGAAGGTTTTTAATTTTAGCGTATATTTTACTCACAACAACATCATTATTATCCATCAAGTTAATCCCTACATTAACAAAACTGTAAGTATAATTAGAATTATTTTTAACGTACCCGACAAGAAACCATCCTGCCCCAGTATTAATTACCTGTGGCATTCCTGTTAATTCTAGTCCTGAATTTGTTGTAGTGGTTTGGGTTGGTTGAGTGGTTTGGGAAGGGTTATCATATTGCCCCGGCCAATCCGGGACCCCGGTATTCAACCAATCCGGCATAACATTACCCATATTTGCTTTATACCAATCACTCCCTGGTATTGCAGGATTATATGATGTTGCTTGTGAGGTTTGAGTTGTAATGTAAATGGCATTATTGTCTTCATCCCAGTTAATAGAAGTATTTAGTGCTTCAGCCACGGCTCGGATCGGAACCATCGTTCTCCCGTCTACAATTAACGGCTGCACATCAGACGCCACCTCCTTGCCATTCACAAACACCCTCGGCCCCGGCTCAACATTGTACGCCCAGGCCACGCCAGTAAATAGGAACACCGCCAGAACTGCTAAGATAACTTTTTTCAATTAAAGACCCCCCTTATAGCTTTTTATATAATAATAACCCATTGGATCGGACCCGGGGGTTTTTATTTTTTTAACTTCAGGATTCTCCTTATCCACCTTGGTAGGAAAAGAATTAGCTTCCCATTGCGGCTGCCTGCTCGTTCTTTGATCTGTCTATCTGAATGAAAACTTCGGCAATAGCCTCAATTTTTTTGTAATCATTATCATTGAACTCCAGAAGTTTTTCTATGAGTTTCCGTTTCTCTTCTGGGATTTGGTTAACTGGTTTGAAATAGGCCGTTTTATTTTTTTCGTTTTGTTCGGTACTGGGAGTATAATTAAAAAAATAATTAGGCGAAACTCCAAAGAATCCTAAAAGAGATTCTATTGTTTCAAGACTTGGTTGTAATTTACCATTTTCATATTTGGAGATATTGGACTTTTTTTGATTGATTATTTTACCCAACTCTTCCTGAGTAAGCCCTTCCCGCTCCCTTAATTCTCTCAATCTTTTACCAATCCCCACATTTACCAACCCCGTTTATTTGTAATTATATATTATCCAAACTGGAAACTAAAGCATGTTTCTAATAAAGAAATTTATTTTACAAATATCACTTGACTGTTTCTTCACTGGATACTATAATAAAAGTATCCACTACAGAAACGACAGAAAGGGGGTAAAAGCATGTATGAAAAACTTCGCACAATAAGAAATAATAAAAGTGTTTCAGCAAGAGAAATGGCCGAATTACTAGGTTTAAAAACGGCTGCGGCATATTACAAAAAGGAAACCGGAGCCATAAGAATTTCCATGTTTGAAGCAAAATTAATCTCTGAAAGGCTTAATATGTCGATCGAAGATATTTTTTTTGCAGATGAGGTTTCCGTCACAGAAACCAAAAACGATATGTATCCAACCGGAACCGAGGTATAGGAGGTAAAACCATGAAACTCCACGCATTCCCCAGCGACACCGACCGCGCCAGAATCCACGATCTCGTTCGACTTAACGCTTACGGCAAACTATCCCGGGTACACATGGACGAAGTTATCACGCAGATTTTATACAATTACAAACTTAGCAAGATACACATGGACGGCTATACCGTGCGCAGGGGGGAACCGATACAGACCCCTATAGGCGAGTGGCCCGTGGTTCACATCGAGACCCAACGTGTAGCACCTAGCCCGAATTGCCCAGCGTGCGGAGGTCGGCCAGAATATCTAGACGCTGATGTGCTTATTACTGCGGCTTGTTTAAATTGCGGCATTGTTTACAAATACAAGGATGTTGAAGAAGAACCAACTGGCGAACCGGAGAAAATATCGGAAGAAATATCACAGTTAATAAAAAGATGTCTAAAATTAGTTCGGTTTACAAAGGAGGTGGAACAAGGTGCAAACCCTCAAGACGTTGGCTAGATATGCGTTAATCGGGTACATCGTCGATAAGGGGTTCAACGTCCTGGTGGCAGCGGTAGCCATCACATGCATGCTGTGGGCGTTCAACGGGCTGTTTAAGTTATGGTAACCGGCGAGGCCGGAGAAATAAGGGGGTTGATTATGTTTAAAATCCAGGTTTTTATGCTCAAGAAGGGCGGCATAGAAGAGAAGCTGGCTGTCGATGTGGAGATTCGCGACTTTCATCATGCGGACGGAGTTGTCCGGGCACTAGTACATAGTGGATACGAAGTAATAATTTCAGAGGTGCAAGATGTTTTATCCGGAGATCCGCAAGTTCTGGACGACATAGCCCTGCTTAAGCGGTTACGGAGAGCCGTCGAGTGTGAGCAGTCTAACGGCATAGTATCGGCATATGCAAACCAGGGGCTTAGACAACCTAACCCATTTTAAGGAGGCGTGATTTCATGCTCAAGCGTATAAAGCGTTGGTTAGCCGAGCGCAAACTGTCCGAACGGGATAGACAATGGAGAGCATTCTTCCGGGGGGAGTGGTAGTAGAAGGGAGCGTGACCGCCGAGTGAACTGGGATTTATGGGATTGGATCTGTAGCACTCCCCGCTATTCATGGATGGAAGCCTGGCGCATGAGGTTAGCCAGTATTGGGCCAGCGTTTAGCAGGAAGGAGCGTAAGCCGCAGCTAGTAGGCACCTGCTTCACGAGAAAGCACCGGGCGAATCAGCGGGCGGGGCTGCCGGGGCGGGATAGATTAAGAGGAAGCGAGGTGACAGAGGGTGTGTGAGTTGAAATTCAGGGGAAGGCGGCTTGATAATAAAGATTGGGTCCATGGCGACTTAATAACAGAAACAAACGGCAATCTAGAACTCAAAAGAACATTTATCCATTTGAGAATATCACAGGTTAATTTTACTCAAAACGCCCTATCATCAACATTGTGCCTTTATGAGGTTATCCCCGAAACAGTCGGCCAATTCACCGACCTTCTCGACCGCAACGGGCGGGAGATATATGAGGGTGATGTGGTCGAAAGGGAAGGACAAACGGTAGTAGTTATTTTTGAAGATGGAGCGTTTTGGGTTGGTGGTACTATTTTGCTTCATGCTAATTTCCCCGAAAAAGTCGAAGTCATCGGAAACATCCATGATAACTCCGAATTGGTGGGGGATGGCCTCGCAAAACCGACATAACTCCACGAGGCGCGAGTGTATGGGGGTAGATATGACAGCAAAAAAGAAACCATTAAAGTGTCTTCTGAATTAAGAAAATAATTAATGCCATTTTTGAAAGAAGCTAGAAATAAAAAATAACTGCCAAAACTCAGCAGATGCAATATCTCTTATAAATAAGTTTACCACGAAAGGGCAGGGAAAGCAATGTTTAAAATTGGCGACAGAGTCAAGGCTACTGCGTTAGCCCAAGTAGGTAACGCAGATCTTAAAAATGGAGATACCGGAACTATTATTAACATTGATAAATGCAGTGATGGATTATCTATTGATGTCTTATGGGACAGAAATGTTGATGGCCATGATTTTTTTGGAAAATGCGCCATGTGGCACGGATGGTGTGTTATTGATGACGAGGTAGAAAAAATCGAAAGCGAGGAATAACCCATGCCCAACCACATCACCCGCCAAAAAGTAACCTGCCCGGAGTGCGGAATGCACCACTACACTTTTTCCGTTGGATACTGCCCTCACTGCGGCGCTGACCTTGGCGGCAGGGTGGTTGTGAGTATCCAGGAGTTTTGTAATGTCATAATTAACTCGCTTACCGGCAGCATTGAGGTGCTGCCGGAGTGGGAGTAAACTTTTGCTGCTCCGTTTGCGACGACAGGTATAGCTAGGGGCAACCGATGAAGCTAGGATCATGGCGGCGGCGCGGCACAAATTTGTTACCAACCTCCCTTCCCAATACTCGCCGGAAAACCGGCACCTTTTAAAACAATCCCCATAAGGGGTGAAAGAATATGTACGGATACCCAGGATTGCAACACCCATCCACAACCCGCCTCTCCCCGGGAGCCATCGCAGAACACAAACTCCTCCCCGGGGTGGCGCTGGCGGTAGTCAGCGGCCCGGTGCGAGGATTGCGGGGCGATGTGTACAGGGTGCAGATGCCGGACGGCCAGGTTGTGCCGGCGCTAAGGGAAAATTTGAGAACTTAACGGAGGTTTGATAAAAATGAAAATAATTGAGATCACAAGCCAACACAGACGAGATTTCTACGCGATAGTAGAATGTGAAAACTGCGGGGCAAAACGGGAAATCAGTGGTTATGACGATAGGAATTACCATGACAATGTAATACCCAAAATGGCCTGTGATAAGTGCGGGAAAACCAGAAATGATATGGGTATAGAGCATCCTCCTACCAGAACAAAATACGCTGATTACGAAGTAGTTTAGACCGATGTATGAGGAGGATATCCGTTGCGACATAGCCTATTGCCGGTTCAATGTGGATGGCCGGTGCGCGAACGGCCTGGACATTTGCGTGATTGAGTACCGTTAATTTGGGGCGGCGGCACGGTGGGGACGCGCTGAGACCACAAGCCAGATAGATCGCGGGAGGCTAGATCCGACCCGGCTGGTGATTCTGGCAATCCGGTTCAAATCCGGGACGCCTCGTTTATAAAATTAGGAGTTGATAATGTGCCAACATTAAACGAATTAGCCGAAAACTACAAAAACATCGCTGATTTAATGGATGATGACACAATCGAACCTGAAATTTTAAGTATCGCCCTTAAAACCATAGAGGGCGACATTGCCACTAAGAGCCAAAATATTGCCGTTATCCTAAACAGTATGGATGCAGATATTAATATTATTGAGGCTGAAATACAACGCCTGAAAAATCGCAAGGATTCCATTAAAAACAAACATGATTGGCTCAAAAATCACCTTCAATTCCACTTGGAGAATTTAAAACTAGACAAAGTTAAAACACCGTTATTTACAATCTTGCTCCAGAAGAACCCCGGCTCAGTTAAAGTTTTAGACGAAAAAGCTATACCGGCTAAGTTTTTGACGATAATCCCACAGACTACGGTTCCCGATAAGAAAGCCATCGCGACTGCGCTAAAGGCCGGGGAAAATGTTGCTGGATGCGAAATGACGCAGGGGAAATCTCTAAGAATAAGGTGATTTCATGAAAAACTTAGAAATATGGGAAAAAGTCAGAGCGGTACCTCCTACGGCACTTAAGGAAATACAGGCTGGACGCCTAAAGGGTAAAAGCGATATTAATCCCATGTGGAGGTTGAAGCAACTAACCGAACAATTCGGAATTTGTGGAGTTGGTTGGAAATATTCGATAACAAAACAATGGCTTGAAACTGGTGGGAAGGATGAAATAGCGGCATTTGTAAATATAGATTTATTCGTCAAGGTTGACGGTGAATGGTCTGCGGCTATCCCAGGAACCGGGGGAAGCGCATTTGTGGCGAATGAAAGAAATGGTCCCTATGTATCTGATGAATGTTTCAAGATGGCTTTGACCGATGCAATAAGCGTTTCATGTAAAGCATTGGGTTTTGGGGCAGACGTTTATTGGGATAAGGATAAGACCAAATACAATAAACCAACACAGATACAGACACCACCAAGCCAACCAGACAAACCACAGCATCCTCCATTGCAATCACAGCCACAAAACGGAGACTTACTCTCTGACCCACAGCGCAAGAAAATCTATGCCGTGACGACAAAAATGAGCATTAAGCCGGAAGATGTAAAAAAGATGATGCGTCAGCGATATAAGGTTGACGACAGCAAGCAACTAACGAAGAAACAGGCCAGCGATTTCATTGAATTTCTCGGGAAGTTGGAAAACGGTGCGGAAATTTGGTTTGACGATTCGGAGGTACCATTCTAACCCCAGGCGCGGCCACCCCGCGCCAATCCAAAGGAGCGTGAATATTTATGCTTGACCGCATATACTGCGAGCTCCTGCGAGAGCGAGACAAGTTGCGGAAGATGATGCTTGGTACCCCGGAGACGTACCGGCAAAGCCTGGTAGTTGACCGGCTGGTGGTGGAGTATTACCGGGCGCTGGAGGAATGTGAGAGGAGGGTGTCGTGATGAGCGAGAAACGCGATTTAACTCAAGACCTAGAATGGATTCAACGGTTGACATCTGATACACATAAGTTGGCAAAACATGCAATACGCCGGGCAATGGCTGCCGAGGCTGAAAACAACCGCCTCCGCGAAGAACTCGCCGCCGCGAATGGGCGGGAGTATGCCGAGAGGGTTAAGCGCATGGAAGAGGCATTAAGGCTTATCTCTTATCAGCCTTGTGATAATTCTAAAAACAAAGAGATGTTTGGCTCATGCCTCCCAAGTTTCGACTGTTTAACGGAATACTGTTTGCCATGTATCGCCAAAGCCGCCCTGGAGGTACCCGAAGATGGCAGTTAAACGGATTTGCCCCGGATGCGGGGAGGAGCGCTGGTCGGAGGATGCGGAGGGGATCTGGCGCTGTGTAGAGTGCGGAGCTGAGATCCCGCCAGCAGTTGAAAAACTAATATCAATCAATATATTAGCTAACAAGTGCGGCTTTTTCGAGTGTGGCAAACTAAATAATGGATACGGGTGTACTAACCCCGAAAACACCGAGGCTCCAGGATGTTGCCATACTTTTGCTTGTCCTGTGGCATATGAGGCAGGGTATGACGACATGCTCAGGCTGGATCCAGACCTTGCGGAAGAGTACCGGGATGAGCATGAACGAAACGGGTTTATTGAAAGCGATTGGATGGTGCAGCCATGACCGCCCCAACCTGCCGGTGCCTCCACCGCCGCGAATCTTGCCCCGGTAGCTGTCCGGTATCGCGGGTGACGGAGTTACATCGGCGGTGGTGCGGGGAGTGCGGATTAAGCGGGAAGATGCTACCAAAGAAGGCGAGGATCAAAGTCAATGATAATGACTCAAATAGAAAACATGAAACATTGCATAGGCTTTAGGGGAGACAAGGTAAAGCATAGAAAATATGTCGCTTTCAGGAATCACTACATCACTTCCGATAATAGCGAAAGTTGGGATGATTTAGTCAGTAAAGGGTTGGCAAACAAAAGATCATTTCCCCAAGGAATAGGGAATAACCCGCGATGGTACAGTGTTTCAGAAAAAGGTATTGAGTTTTTGTCAAAGCTACTGGAAGTCAAAATTACAGAAATGGACTGAGGAGGTGCGGTGTGGACAAGTGGGAGATAAGACAAGGCGACTGTCTGGAAATAATGCGAACCATGCCGGATAAATCGGTTCACTGCTGCGTAACTTCGCCTCCTTACTGGGGCCTCCGGGATTATGGCGTAAGCGGCCAGCTGGGGTTCGAACCAACGCCGGAGGAATACGTCGCGAAGATGGTTGAGGTTTTCCGGGAAGTATGGCGTGTGCTTCGGGATGATGGGACGTTGTGGCTTAATTTGGGGGACTGTTATAATTCTCCAAACTCGCACAGTGGTAAAAGCTGTAAATATGGTGGTAGCCGAGATAAATATATAAATCGACTATTAGAACACAAAGCGATTAATCCCGGTACGACAAAGACACTTAAACCTAAAGACCTTGTGGGACAACCCTGGCGCGTAGCATTCGCCCTGCAAGCCGATGGATGGTATCTCCGGAGCGATATTATATGGAGTAAGCCTAACCCGATGCCCGAGAGTGTGACGGATAGGCCGACGAAGGCGCATGAATATATTTTTCTACTGAGTAAGAAAGGGCGGTATTACTACGACTACGAAGCAATTAAGGAGCCTACTGTTTACGATGGGAAAAATAATGGGGTTGGGTTTGGCCACGGTACCGACAAGGAGTTAAGAGACAGAGATCGGGTTAGGGGATCGGTGGGCGTTATAAACAATCCGCTGAACAGTGCCCTTAGAAAAAGTGGCAACCTAGAAAGAAAAATTGGATCAGCTCGAGGGCGACCGGATTCGCATCTTGGTGGTTCTGTTCCCTGGGAAGGAAACACCCGCAATAAACGCACCGTCTGGACCGTGGCCACTCAATCTTTTTCCGAAGCCCACTTTGCAACATTTCCGCCGAAGCTTATTGAGCCCTGTATTTTGGCAGGGTGTCCAGCTGGTGGCACAGTGTTAGACATCTTCTCTGGATCTGGCACAACGGGCATGGTGGCACTCAGACACGGGCGGCGGTATATCGGGATCGAGTTAAAACCGGAGTATGTGGATATGTCAAAGCGCCGGATAGAGGACGATGCCCCGCTGTTTAACCGGTTGGCGATGGAGTGACAAGGAGGTGCGACGTGGTAATTCGCAAGCGAACTGGTTGGTCATACGGGAAGCGTCATCGGTGCCCTGAATGTAAAAAACTGCATAACGGCGCAAAAGGAAAGCCGTGTGCAAAATGTAGCCCTGTTAAGGGCCGGGGCGGAGATCAGATATAAGCGGGAGGCGCGGGGATTGAACTACATCCGGGAGATTAACGCATTCTATGATTGGCTCGAAACAAATTCCATATCTGATTCCGCGATTGCTTTATGGTACGCATTGATGCACATAAACAACAAGACGGGATGGGTAACAGAATTTGCAGTAGCTTTATCGACACTGGAAACAAAAACAGGGTTAAAAAAGGATGCGATAATCAGGGCCAGACACAGGCTACAGCAACTAAATAGAATTGAATTTAAAAGCCGTTCTGGGCAACAGTCAGCACTCTACTCTATCAAGGCATTTGAGACTTGTGTCGTTTTAAACGAAACTAAGTGCGACACTAACCGCAACACAAACCGCGCACTAACTGCGACACAAACCACAACACAAACCGCGTCCATTATTAAACTAAACAAAACTAAACTAAAAAAAGATAAAACATTATATCTCGACTTCGTTTTTCTTGCCGACGATGAACACCAAAAACTAGTTGACTCCATCGGACAATCCAAGACTGATGAAATGATCGATCGTCTTAATTCTTATGGTCACACAAAAACTAAAAAGTTTAAGGAGTACACATCGCATTATCACACGATCCTTAACTGGTTAAGGAAGGACGGAGAAGGACAGTTAAAACAATCGCCACAAAAACAACGTTTACCAAAAGGCTATCAATCAATCCTTGATGCGTGAGGTGGTTAAATGAAACACGATGAAATAAAAACCCTTGTTGCAATGACGCTCGCAAATTTTCCCAATATGCAAGAAAGACATATGTCTCCTACAGTGGCACTGTGGCAGCAGATGTTGTCAGACATACCTTTTAACGTCGCCAAGGCCGCATTAATAAAAGTCCTTGCCACTGCTAGATTTTGGCCCACGGCTGGGGAAATACGCGAGGCCTCGGTGCAGCTTACATCGCCGAATATCCTATCGGCGCCGGAAGCCTGGGCGCAAGTAATTAAGGCAATACGGTATGACTGGAGATCGGACGAACTTGATCCTGTGGTGAGAAAGGCTATAGAGGGATTCGGGGGGCTTAACGGGATTGGCTACAGTGAAAATATAGACGTGGTTCGGGGCCAGTTCTTGAAGGTTTACGATCAATACGCGGCCAGGGAAAGAGAAACAGCGCTGGTCCCGGCATCGGTGAGAGAATTAATTGGTGAGACCGTGAAGTCTCTGCCTGTGAGGTGAAAACCATGGCTCAAACCTGGAATAGCGCCCCAATGTCCGCCGCGCTAACCACTGAACAATGCGCAGATGTACGCACCTTTTTGCGGACTCTTGTAGCCTACGCAAAGTATACACCAACTCCGGATGTAAACAGATTTTTGCAAGAGTACCGCAATATCACAACGGAATACCGGAAAAATGGAAGGCCGCGGATACCCCTGGAGGTCGGTGAGTGCGCGTGGCCCGGATGCGGGAATAAATTCGAGTATCACAGATATACACATCAGCGGTACTGTTCCCAGGATTGCGCCAGGCTGGCAGCGCTGGCGAAGCAGAGGGAGTATAGAAAGGCGAGGTGATCACCGTTGCAATCCCATCGCACCTTACACAAACACAACATCTCCGCAACTAAGCCATACACCGGAAAAGTAGGCCGCCCCGTGGGATCCGTAGCACCAAGGCTGCAAGGTGAAAAGGTGACGATACTAGACAAGGGCTATGACTGGGACTGGTATCCTGCGGAGATGCAGCAGTTCCGCGAAATGTGGAAAGCCGGAATAAGCCTGCCGGACATAGCGGTACGCCTCAAGCGGCCACAAAAAGAGGTGGCGCTGCTGTGGCTGAACGAGTCATTTGAGAGACGAATCAGGGAACGCGAGGGGGGATTACTCGGATGCCAAAATGTTTAATCTGCCGCAAGTACCCCGCCCGCACCGGTGACCTGTTTTGCTGGAAGTGTGCCATAGGTGATTATCCTGCCGGCGGGCTACACAGGAGGTTGCATCCAACGCGCAGGGATGCCGCTGAGAAGCCACAGGATGCCCGTAGCGGCAAGATAACCGGCTAGGTGGGGTAAAGTTTACCTAAGGGGAAAAAGGAGGGCTTAGAATTGAAAATTAACGGCGGCATCATCGAGGGGCAGGAAGTTACGTTGGGGTGTCCGCATTATGAGGATTTTGATTGCTATCATGCTAGCGATGGCCCAAGGGGTGGTGATTGCCACAAGATTAAATGCCCCAAGAGAGAAAAACTGTGTTGCGTCCACTGTGAAGATCATTTCGCTTGTTTTACTCACTTTAGGAGTGGTTGTATTGCTGCTGATGAATCAAAAATGATGGTATGGGGTAGTAAAGGTGAAGCAATGTGGGTAAACAAAAACCCAGACAACCACTGCCCGGTACATGGCCACGGCGGGAGGGGATGGAGATGAAAGCAGGGCTATGCCATAAAGAGTTAAGCGAGTGGGAACCTGACAGACTTATCAAAGTAATAATTAAGCAGACATATATCGAGAGTGCGAAAGCCGAGCGGGAGCGGATCGCCAATCTGCTTGCGCCAAGAGGTTGCCAATGTTGCCCATATCCAAAGGCGCTTTGTAATACTACCGACAACTGTTTTGACTGCTGGATAAGGTATCTAAACGACACGCCGGGGGAGGATGCCAATGTCCTGGATTAGATTTACCGCCTACGGAATCCCGCAGCCCAAAGGATCCACAAAAGCCTTCGTGATCAAAGGACAGGCCGTAATAACCAGCGACAACACAAAGCTAAAACCCTGGCATGAGGTTGTCGCCTACGCAGCGCAGGAATATCGTCCAAGGGATGGATTGCTACAAGGGCCGGTAGTGGTGGAATTGCTTTTCTGCCTCTTGCGGCCAAAGTCGGTAAGCGTGAAAAAGCGGCCATTGCCAACGTCTAAACCTGATCTTGATAAACTTACCCGGGGGGTATGCGATGCGTTAAAAGGGACGATATATGGGGATGACAGCCAGGTTGTGGGCATGAAGGTGGATAAAGTTTACGGGGATCCTCCGAGGGTGGAAGTGAATGTGAGGAGGGTGGAAGCGTGAATAAACTACTCAATTGTGTATTCTTGACGTTGGTAATATCAACCGGGATAGCTTACATGGTTATAACATATCTAACACCTAACCCGGTTACTATCCAACAACTCCAGGCTGAAGTCCAAAGCCTGCGCGCCGAGGTGGAAGATGTGAAACGGGTGCAGGGGTGGCAGAGTTATTACTTAGAGGGGAGGCGGTAGTGTGACCATCATCTACACCGCCGGCGCAATCCTCATCAGTGTCGCCGCAGTATGTGGCTTCCGGACAGGTCGAGGGGGTGTGGGTTAAGGGACTTGACACAGCACTCGCCAAAAGTAGGGGGGGGTTGAACCTTGAGGGCTACAATCGAAATAGAAATGCCTGAAAACTGCATGAAGTGTCCTTTTTGTGTCGGCAGTCAATTGGTTCCCGGGTATTATTGCGGCGCTTTAACAATAGCGCGAATGAGCGGTGGTATAGAAATTTGCAAAGACAAAAGAAGAGACGACTGCCCTTTAAAGCCTGTTGTGGAGGGGGTATTACCTTGATTAGCCTGGAGAAAGCAAAGGCGCTGAAATCTGCGGGGCTAGTGTGGGAGCCGAAAAGATATGATTTATATCAAGTCCATCCAGAGGAACCTTGGTCTGAAGTGATTTGCATCATGCGGCAGGACCATGCTGACTCAGCCAAAAAATGGGTTGGCGATGGGCATATTGTCTGGCTTCCCCTCCTTGATCAACTGCTGGCGGAGATCGAGCGGCGCGGCTGGAACGCCGACTCGGTATCGTTCAAAGACGGTGGATACGGCTGTGACATCTACTGGCTGTCGGCTACGGTACACACGAAGTATGCGACGTTTACAGGTGAGAGCAGGGAGGACGCGGTTGCTTCTGCGCTTTTATATATACTTCCGCCGATAGACAAAATCCAGGGGGGGTGCGGGGATGGACGAAGACCAAAGGGTGGATCTACAACTAGCAAATGAAGCGGCGAAGAGGGGCGTTAACCGCGCCGCTGCTGCCAGTGTGGAGGCTATCCGAGATAGGAACGAGCAAGAAGACCCCTGGGAAGCGGATGGGTTTTGGTGTTGGTGGGCCAAGACAAGCCCGCCGGATCGGAAGGAGAAGGAGGCGCTGCCGCCGGGGGAGCCGTCCGGTAGGAGTTCCAAGAGTAAATGCAAAAAACGCAAGAAACCGCCGAAAAACTTCAGGAGTTTGTATATGGAGTGTTGACAGTCGAATAGTGGGCATGGTATGGTAGTGGTGTATAGCACGCCCATTTAGTCGCTCCCCGTGCGGGAGCGTGGATTGAAACGTTTGTACGTATATACCCCAACCGGTTGATTATAATGGGCCTGTGCAGACGCAGGCCCCGCGAAACCACGCCGGTACGCTATACGCAGGCCGGGAAATTATAATAATCTTTACTCTCCTGCCATGTGTAGGCAGAGAAGCCGGTCTCTCGAACAGGGACCGGCTTTGGGCTCGGGTGGCCCGGGCGGCCAAGCGGTGGCGGAAAATGTAGACGCTAATGTGTGGTCTAGTGTCATCGCCACACTGCCCCTCCTTGATAGCTGAGGACAGGAAAGACATATGCCGGGTGAAAATCCCGGCCCGCTTGGAGGAAACAACGGTGTGATGAGCGCCTTTAATTTTGTACATCAGCCGGTAATATGCAGGTTGCCACGAGCCCGGCTTATAATAATCTCCGTGACCTGGGCGATCAGGCCGCGGAGGTCCCGCAAGGGAAAGAAAAACCGCCGTGTTGGGCGGTTAGGCTTTTTTCTTTGCTCCTCTTTTAGCGGAATGATATATAGTTTCTTCGTTATAAGTTCCCTGTCCGCCGCAAGTTATGCATTGCCATATTTCTGCTTTGTGTATTGCTGGCCTTGGCGCAAGAAGCCTACGTCCACTGTATGGTCTATATTTTTCTACGTGTTGTTCCCGTATTCCAATATACTCCATATCACGGTATCCGTGGCAGTATCCGCATATTTTACGTTTATTCATCTACATCCATCCTTCCTATTTTTGTTCGGGGGTGTGGATTTCGCGTGCCTTGCGCCTCATGTATTCGCTAAAGGTGATGCCTTCGGCGCTGGCCCTTTGCATAATGGCTTCATATTCTTCCTGGCTAAGTCTAACCGTGCGCTGAATCCGCTTATCTGCGGAAGGTTTGCGCCCCGCATTGAGGCGCTTACCGCCTTTGGGTGTCATATGGTCAGATCCTTTAATACATACATTCGCAGGGAGTATAATCAATTCCCTGGATGTCGAAAAGCGTTCCCTTAACAATGCGCTTCCTGAAAGATTCAAGCGTAACATATTTTATTTTACCACCTCTGCGATCCTTGAGGATTGCAATCTTGGGATTAATCTTTTGCCGGAACAGCTTTTCGTATTGTTCAACCTCTTTAAATCGTTCTGGCCAAACTTCATAAAGTCGGGCAAAGTGTCCAAGGCCACCTTTTATGCAACGTCCTCCACAGTTTGAATGGCTAAAACCAAGGCGGTACATGCGGGGAATTTGTATTTTCCATTTTGATTCACAAGTAGCCTTCATATATTCTTTACTTAACGGATTATCAACCAGGGGAAAGCGACATTCTACCGGGGCGTATCTATAAGAGAGGTTAATGGCCCGATGTTCTTCTTCCTTGCCGATGCCAAAATAGAGAATCGGTTCAATGCCCTGGGACTGTAAGTCATCGACATATTTTAAGGTTTGCTTCGTCTTTAACTCAAGCGAACATTTGGCAAGGTTCTTGCCGACAAGGTATCGAGTTTTAAACCAAACTTCGGGAGGCGTGCGACCGTCGATTCTGTGCGCGATATTGACGTTGTGGTGAGAAATTACCTCATCAATAAAACGGTAATTGTCCTCATCCTCCCATGTGGTATCTGTGTGTAAGGCAACGACACTTTCCCGGCCATATTGCTTTACAACATGATGTAGGGTGAAGGAACTTGATAAACCACCCGATAGCAAAACGACGTGTAGTGTTTTCACTACTGATTCCTTTTGGCACTAAGTACCATGTGGCCGTATTCGTTGGCGGGTTCCATTTTAAAACCCTCAACTTTTTTGAGTTGACCAAGTACCCTTTTATTGAGCATGTTTTGGTGGATGAAGTATTTATTACCTTTTTCAAGTTCGCCTTTGATTTGGTTAATAGTTTGCTTGTTAATCATCTTCAACACTCCTTTGAATTTTGTCTTGCCTAAATCATAGCACAGTCAAAAGTATAACGCAATACCATTTTGAAATGTTTTTAAATTCTTTTCGCAAGTAGCGCCGAGGAGGCGTTTTTGTTTTTATTCTTCAGCCACCAGGCGGCCACCTGGTCAAAGATAGCGTCGGTAAATGGGTGACACGCTCCACTCGTCCAACGGCGCTTTCGAGTGCTGATTTAGGGGCGTGGAAAAGTGAAGCGAGAAAACGTACTACCTATCAATGCCTTCTACATAACCTGGCTGAGGGACAAGGGAAAGAAAGACAGGCCAATCGCAAGGTGGGCTAATAAGAGATCCGGCGAGATTGCAGAGAAAACGGAAATGGATCAGATAGACTTTATTATGTACATGATGCTTTTGTCCCGGGCCGATGTAAAGACTCTGATTTGTTTTCCTTCAATTGAAACAATCTGCAAGGACTGCTTTGGAATCGAAAGGCGCACAGCCTGGCGACATTTGAGCGAACTTGAGCAGATGGGATTTATAAAAATCACGAAAGAGAGGGGTAAGCCGAATAGGTATTTCATGCTTGATTTCGCGGAATGGAAGAAGAATCCTCACTACTGACCAGGTACATCCAACGTACCTACTTCACAGCTAACCAGGTACACCTGATGTACCTACTACCAGGTACGTTGGATGTACCTCTAACAGATACCACTTAACAGAGACCAGTACCTTAACAGGTATATAACAGAGACCAGTTAACATTAACATGTATACCGCTTAAAACTTTGAATCACGCGAGTTAACCGGCGTAGCACATGGCTTGGGGTAAAAAGGAAGCGGGGGTGAAAGAGTGACTTGGTGGATATTAGTAAAAACCGTCCCAGAGGACAAAGTGATATTAGAAAAAATACATCAAGACGAGAGAGGAATTTGGGGAACTATGCAAAGATTTATGGAAATTGGCGAAAATGTAACATTTGAGATTGGGCTGGATTAAACATACTAGCGCAATAGTGAAATATTTTTGGAGGTGAAGGGGCTGACAAATAGAGAAGCGCATGAAGAAGCAGCAGGGATGGCGTTGGAACCGTTATTTTTTGCGTTGAACAAGATTGCTCCCGATGCGGAATATTGTGAGGAATGGGCAGAAACTGGACTCCGAGTTAAAAGCGAAATAATGAGGTAAGGTAGGAGTTATGGCAACTATATTTTACCTTGCAGAGCATAAGTGGAGTGAGACATTTGCCATATGCGAGCTGTGCGACAAAAACGGAAAAGACTGCGCTGATAATGCTGACATTTGCCTACCGCTAGAGATATTGAGGCAGTTAGTTACGGATTTTAACGTGGATAAATTGGATAATGCTAGGAGTTATTTTGAATGAGAATAAGTGAGGTGAAGGAAATGCCGGCAGGACGGGAGTTGACGCCAAAACAGCAAGCATTTGTCGAAAACTATCTCATAGACTTGAACGCTACTGAGGCCGCTAAACGTGCTGGCTACAGCGAGAAGACAGCTATGGAGCAAGGATATCAGTTGCTTCATAAACCTTCAGTGAGAGAGGCTATTGAGGAGGCTAAGAGAGGGCGCCAGGAAAAACTTAACTTAGACGCTCAATGGGTTCTTAAACGGCTCAAAGACATCTCTGATCGCTGTATGCAGGCTGACCCGGTATTAGATAGAGAAGGAAATCCTATAGGCCAATGGAAATTTGATTCTTCCGGAGCCAATAAATCAACCGAGTTAATTGGCAAGCACCTGGCAATGTTTACCGAGAACCTCAATGTTACTGGGGAAATGATGGTAAAAATAGTTGATGACATTGAAAATAGTGGGCATGTTCCACTAATCAGCATTATGTGAACTAGGAAGTAGCCTCAAAGCCGCATTAATCCTTACTTTTAGGATACTACGCGGTTTTTATGCTTGATTCTGCTAGAAAATAATAGTGAGAGTGTATATTTTATGGCTGAAATTCGCATCTCAAACCTGATCGCTCCGTCATTTCACCCGGTTCATGCCGACATTAAGCGAGGTGGGCATACTCATTATTGGGCCAAAGGTGGCCGGGGTAGTACCAAGTCTTCTTTTGCAGCCCTGGAAATAGTCTTGGGCATCATGAAGGACCCTAACGCCAACGCCTGCGCCCTACGGAAGGTCAAGGATACGCTCAAGGATAGTGTATATATACAACTCTGCTGGGCAATAGATGCGCTAGGGGTGGAACGGTATTGGCATCAGAATACCAGTCCGTTAAGCCTGACATATATCCCTACGGGGCAGAAGATACTATTCCGGGGGGCTGATAATCCTAAGAAAATCAAGTCCTTTACATTTCGGCGTGGTTACTGCAAGTTCTTTTGGTATGAGGAGGTTGACGAGTTTAACGGCACCGAAGAAATAAGGATGATCAATCAGACATTGCTTCGTGGTGGTTCTAAGTTCGTCGTATTCTACACCTACAACCCGCCTAAGAGTGCGGCGAATTGGGTTAATACGGAGGTGCAACTGACCCGGCCTGACCGCATGGTACACCACAGCAGCTATTTGACCGTCCCCCCGGCCTGGCTTGGTGAGCAGTTTATTGCAGAGGCCGAACATTTGAAGGTCACAAAGCCGTTATCATACGAGCATGAGTATATGGGTGAAGTTACCGGCACCGGTGGCGAGGTATTCGGTAACGTGCAGATCCGGCCAATTAGCGACGAGGAAATAAAAGAGTTTGAGACTATACGCCGAGGAATGGACTTTGGGTACGCCATTGACCCGTTTGCTTATCTCGTTTGCAGCTATAACCGTAAGCTAAAGCGGCTGTTTATCTACCATGAGTATTACAAGGTTGGATTATCTAACCACGCAGCATATACTCATATCGAGCAGGAGAATACTTCTAACGAGCCAATCCTGGCAGACTCAGCGGAGCCCAAGAGCATCAACGAGCTATGCCAGTATGGACTCAGGGTGGCACCGGTCAAGAAGGGGCCTGACAGTATTGAGTATGGCATCAAGTTCTTGCAAAGTCTGGAAGCTATCATTATCGACGACAAGCGATGCCCGGAGACAACCCGGGAGTTCTGCAACTACGAGTTAGACAAGGACGTTAACGGCAACTGGAAGGCAGGATACCCAGACAAGAATAACCATACGATTGATGCGGCGCGATATGCCATGAATTATGAGTGCTTGCAGTTTCGCGATGAAGAGAAAGCGAAGCCGCAGCGTTGTAATTGGAAGCACGAAACGCCGAAACCTGACCCCTACACCGGGGCGAAGCCAGACAATAGCTATATTAATTTTGGAGGTTGACAATGGAATACACCATCATGGGCATCGCCTTTGGGCTGTGCCTTTTCCTATGCCCCTTAATGGCCTATAGGCGCGGCCTACAGGATGGGCTAGCCGTTGGTCAAGGTAAGACGCCGGAACCACTTAAGGGGCCGCTACAGGTTGCCAAAGAGTACAAGGAGCAGAGACAAGTTAAGCAGGACCAGGACAAGTTCCGCGACGGCCTGGCTAATCTTCTAGCCTACGATGGCAGTCCTCAAGAGGTGGTGAAAGAATGAGCGATACGACACGCGAATGGGATCTTTACGAAAAAGGGAAGGATTACAACCGCAAGATTGACCCCAGTTTATACACCACCGTTGACCGCAACGAGCGCATGTATGCAGGCGATCAGTGGAAAGGGGTAGTCTCCAACGGCCTCCCAACCCCTGTATTCAACATCTTTAAGCGCATTATTAACTACTTTATCGCAGCGATAATGTCTAGCGCGGTCAAGATGCAGTTCACGCCGGAAAATATCGGAGACGATACGCAGGACCCGCAGGAATTAGAGGTCAAACAGGCTGCTGAAATCATCTCAAAATATACTGAAACCCTTTGGGAAAATCTGAAGATGGATAATAACCTTCGTCAGGTGCTATTGGATGCTGCGCTGTCTGGGGACGCTGCCGCTTATAACTGGTGGAATCCTGAGATTGACACCGGGCAGGAGGCCCAGGGTGATATTGAGATTGAACTGCCGGATAATGTAAATGTCTTCTTCGGCAACCCAAACGATTACCGGGTACAGAAGCAGCCTTATAATATCATCTCTTTTCGTGAGTTAGTTTCTAACCTCCGGGATGAGGCTCGCAAAAATGGTGTCGAGGAATACAAGGTCAATATGATCAGTGGCGACACCGACACCCAGGAGCAGTCTGGAGATATGGCCAAGATTGAGCTTGACACCTCCGGCGAGAATACCGGTAAGACTACGGCAATCATTAAGTTTTGGCGCGACACCAAGACTAAGACAATCTGGTGGAACAAATCCACCCGGGCGGTAACAATCCGAGAGAACGTCGATACCGGACAGAAACTTTACCCCATCGCCTGGATGAACTGGGATAAGCGCAAGAACAGTTATCACGGCCAGGCGGTAGGTACCGGACTGGTACCGAATCAGATTTTCATTAACAAGATGTTTGCTATGGTCATGCTGAATCTGATGTACAACGCCTTCCCTAAGGCTGTATATGATTCCAGTCTTATCAAGGAATGGAATAATCAGATCGGGCAGGCTATTCCTGTTACTGGCTCGCAGGATGTTACGAAAGTTGCGACATTCTTACAGCCTGGGAATATGTCAAATCAGGTAATGCAGGTCATTGACGCGAGTATCAACTATACCAAGGATATGTTAGGCGCGTCTGACGCTGCCCTGGGTGACGTAAAGCCCGATAACCACGCGGCTATTATCGCAGTCCAGCAGGCGGCGGCTGTCCCCCTGGAGACAATCAAGGCCAACCTGTACCAGTTCGTTGAGGATATCGGGTATATTTGGCTTGATATGATGGCTACGAAGTACGGAAAGCGTAATATCTCGATTAGTGTTAACGGGCAGCGCCAGGTAGTGCCATTTGATTTTAACCGACTCAAGGATATGCGCTTAAAGCTCAAGGTTGATGTCGGCCCGTCCTCCTATTGGAGCGAAATCACGGCTATGCAGACCCTTGACAACCTGCTGCAAGCTGAGAAAATAAACTTTTTGCAGTATCTGGAGAGGATTCCAAACGGTGTTATACCGCAAAAACAAGAGTTGATTGATGAAATTAAGCAGATCGAACAGCAGAAAGCCAATACCCCTCCGGCACCAACTGACTTGCCAAATGTGTCAATTAGTATGCGAGACTTGCCTGTTAGTGGGCAGATTCAGGCGGCTGCAATGGCGGGGATCCAACTTAAGCCGGAGGATTTTCAGGCTATGCTTACAGCGCCGGAGCAACAAATGCCAGGTCAGGCGCCGGGGCAGGTAGATCCGCAGCAACTATTAAGCCAACTGTCACCGGAGCAGCAGCAGGCGTTTATGCAACTGCCTCCCGAACAGCAAGCCGAAATAATGCAGCAAATGCAACAGATGATGGGAGGTAACGCATGAGAGGTTTAATCTGCGTACCTCATACCGGCTTTTTCCCTTACCAATTCGTTGTAGCCTGGACGCAGTTATTATTCCATACCCGGCAGTTTTGCGATCAACTGGACTTTCGCTTTGTTGGCAGTAGTTTAATCTACGAGGCCCGGGAGCAGGCTGCCGAGCACTGCCTGAAAGAAGGATATGAATGGCTATTCTTCCTTGATAGCGACATGGAACCGGCGCCGGACACAATAGAGCGCCTTTTGAGATGGGATAATCCGGTAGTTTCGGCGATGGCTTTTAAGCGGATGCAGCCGTATACGCCCTGCTTTTATCCCCGGGTTGAGTTTGACGGCAAAGAGGCTAAAGTGCAGACAGCCGACGATTGGGCGGAGGGACTTGCCGAGGTTGAGGGCGTGGGAATGGCCTGCTGCCTGATTAAGCGAGAGGTGATTGAACAGACACCGAAACCATTATTCTTCCCCATGCCGGTGCTTGCCGAGGATTTGGGTTTTTGTAAACGGGTGCGGGATGCTGGGTTTAAGGTTTACGTGGACACATCCCTTTGCTGCGGTCATGTAGGGACGCAGACAATTACTGACCAACATTACCGAAAATATAAGGAGGCTATATGCTGATCGGAATACTTCTAGTCCGGAATGAGGCTGACCGGTGGCTTCGGCAGGTCTTGGAGCAGATGCGCCAGGTATGCGATAAAATCATCGTCCTGGACGATTGCAGCACTGACAACACGCCGAATATTTGCCTCGAATACGGGGCTATCGTTTGTTACTCTCAGGAATCGGCATGGGCCACAAATGAGGTATCCCAACGTAAATTCCTGTGGTGCATGGCTTTATCGATAGCCAAGAACGGAGATTGGATTCTCTGCCTTGATGCTGATGAGACCATTCCCAATATCGACCTGCTACCTACCTGCATCAAATCAGCCGAAGAATGCGGCGCTGACGGGCTTGCGTTTAACCTTTACGATATGTGGAGCCCAACTCATTACCGGGACGATCCGCTATGGACGGCCCATACCAGGGATTGGGTAATGTGTGTCCGGTACGATGCCGGCAAGGAATATACCTGGCGGGAAACCGCCCTGCACTGCGGCAGGTTCCCGGTGAACGCCGGTGGCATGGCAGGTAGCACGGGGCTGAAAATTCAGCATTGGGGGTGGAGTACGCCGGGGGACAGACAAAACAAGTATGAGAGATATATAATGGCTGACCCGGATGGTAAATACGGAATAATGGAACAGTATCTTAGTATTTTAGATGACAAGCCGAACCTTAAACCTTTTTTCAGTGACACAAACAGTAAAGAGTGGTGGGAGAACGAGTTTAAGGCAAATTGGCGAACTGGCATAGATGGGGTAGAACAAACGAGATTCTTTATGAAACGCATTATGGAGGTGGTGAAATTCTCTGAAAATGCAACTGTTCTTGATTGGGGTTGCGCAATGGGGCAGGGTGTAGAAGTACTAAATAAGGCAGGATATAGCGCAGAGGGGTATGATTTTTCGGAAACCGCTATAAAAACAGCAAAGGGAATGTACCCAGAGTACAATTTTACCCATGAATGGCCCCAGAAAACCTATGACGTTGTAATAACGTCAAATTGTCTCGAACATTTCACTGATCCCATAGGCCAAACGAAGGAGATACTGAAGTTATCCCATAAATATCTTGTTATTATGACCCCGTACAACCAAACACCGTCAGACGTTCACCCTGTAACGATAAACGAAAACACTTTCCCTCAGGAACTAAGCGGGTTTAGGTTGAAGCATAGTTGCATTGTGCCGCCAAAAAATATCTTCTATGATGGCGGAGAACAAATATTATTTATATATGAGAGGTATATATGAGGATTCTCATAGCCGCCCCGGTCCGTCAGAAGGAAGAAATCTTCAAGGCATATCTGGAAAGCCTGAATAATCTCGAGGTTCCCGAAGGGGCGGAGATTGACAGGTTTTTTATTTTCCACAACAGCCCCGAACTGCTGCCGCTAATAAAGGACAAATCTTTTTATGCGGAATACCGGACCGATGAATCGTACAAAACCGATGAAACTTCGCATCACTGGACAGGCGCCAACGTGTCCCATGTTGCCGGGATGAAGAATAGTATCCTTGACTTTGCCAAGAAGCACAACTATGACTATGTTTTCTTTGTGGATAGCGACCTTATCCTGCACCCAAGGACTCTGAACACTCTCCTTGACGCCAAGAAGGATATTGTCGCCGAGATAATTTGGACCCGCTGGACGCCGGATGACATCGAGGCCCCCAACGCCTGGGACTTCAACATGTTTGAATTTAGACACGAGAAACGTCTGGAGGAATGGAGAGTGCCTGGTTTGTACCCAATCGGCATGACCGGGGCCTGCATCCTGATCAGTAAGCCGGTTATTAAGGCCGGTATCAATTACGACCGGGTATACAATATCAGTTATTGGGGTGAGGACCGTCATTTCTGTATCCGGGCAGCAGCGCACGACTTCGGTATTTGGCTTGACACTCACTACCCTTGTATTCACCTTTACAGGGATAGTGAGTTTGAGAAATACAGGCAAGGCGAACTTCGTTTTTAACCAACCCCATGCAAAGTTGAGGGGTTATTTTTATGGCCTACCATAGCCAGAAAGGATGATTTTTTATGGATGAACCAATTTTAAGCACTGCCACACCACCGGCAGACCCTATCCCCGCAGCACCGCCGAGTGATCCTGTAATACCAACAGACCCACCGGTACAAACCCCGCCGAATGACCCGGCGCCAAGCGATCCGGCACCGCCGCAGACCATTAAAATTAAGTATAACCATGAGGACAAGGAGATTCCCTATGATGAGGCTGTTCAGCATATTCAAAAGGGGCTTAATTACGACAAGGTTTATGAGCGGTATAACGAGTTAGCCAATCACCCTGGCCTCACCTACCTTAACGAGATTGCTCAGGCTAATGGCGTAACTGTGGATCAACTGGTTGGCCACTGGAAACAGCAGAATGAACAGGCAAAGCTGGATGAACTGATCCAAAACAATATTCCCGAAGATGTTGCCCGGGAAATCATCGAGGGAAGAAAATTCCGACAGCAGTATACCCAGGAAAAAATGACCGCTGAGCAGCAACGGAAACAACAGGGTATGTATGTTGAATTTATGGAAAAGTTTCCAGAGGTTAAGCCGGAAGATGTCCCGGCAGAGGTTTGGCAAGAGGTAAATAGTGGTAAAGCATTGGTTGATGCGTACACCAGGCATGAAAACCAGGCGCTAAAAGATCGTCTTGCCAAGATGGAAGAAACCCTGCAAACCCGTCAGAAAAACGACCAAAACGCACAATCAACCCCTGGTAGCGTTACCGGGAAAGGAAATGTACCAACGGGTTATTATTCCAAGGAACAAGTTGAGAAGATGGATCCCAAAGATGCCGCGAAACCAGAGGTTTACAAGGCCATTATGGATTCCATGAAGCACTGGAAATAACGAAAGGAGAATAAGCGATGTCCGTAAATAACTTTATCCCGACCATTTGGACGGCGACAATGCTCAAAGAGCGTGCTCGCAAGTTCGTTGCTATTAACAACTGCAACCGCGACTATGAAGGAGAAATTAAGCAAAAGGGTGATAAGGTCAAGATCAACAGTATCGGCGATATCACCATCAGCGATTACACCAAGAACAACTTCGCCACCGGGTTAGCCCTGCAAACCCTGGACGATGCCTCCACCATGCTGGAGATCACCCAGGCCAAGTATTACCACTTTGCCGTTGACGATGTGGACAAGGCACAGGCAAACCAAAAGGTTATGAACGAGGGTATGAGGAAAGCCGGCCTCGGGCTTAACAACCTTGCTGATCAGTTTATTTTCGGAAAGTACACCGAGGCCGGGAACACTGTAACCGCTACCGTTACATCGGCCAACATCATCAGTAGCCTGGCGGCTGCGATTCAAAAACTGTACGAAAACGATGTACCTGAGGGTGAAGAAATCGCCTTTGAGGTATCTCCGCAGGTTTACACCAAGCTCGTCCTGGCGAAAATCGTGAAGGATTACGGTAACACACAAATCCTTGAAAACGGCAAGGTTGGGCAGTATCTGAACTGCACGATTTATCTGTCCAATAACGTTGTCCAGTCTGGTACGCTGAGCAATTGCCTACTGAGGACCAAGGCGGCTATTTCCTATGCTGAACAACTTATTGATACAGAGGCGTATAGGCTTACCAGCGAAGGCTTTGGTGATGCCGTTAAGGGCCTGCAACTGTATGGCGCCAAAGTGGTTAAACCCAAAGAGATTGTTAACTTGGCACTTACGACTTCAGCTGAATCCACAATTTAAGGGAAGGAGATAAATAACCATGACGCAAGCTATCACCGTATCCACTGCCACCCGAGACGGCTCGGTTGACGTTACCCTGTACGCTGCACAGGCGGCCAACACGGTTGACTTTTCTACCAAGCAAAATGAAAAGATCGTGATCATCGTTCAGAATACCAATGATGCCGTTGCAGTAGAAACGGCCACCATTACCATTTCCCCGGGTGGTTTCTGGCGCAAGGATCTTGGTACCCTGTCCGTTGACGTTGCGGACGCTAGTGTTTACAAGCAAATCGGCCCCCTGGATTCCGCGCGGTTCAAAGGTACCAACGGTCTGGTCACTATTAATGTGGCCGTAACCCAATCCGGTACTGTTTCGAGCGTGAAGCTCGGCGTGATTAATCTTCCGTAGAAAAAGGGGGCCTTCGGGTCCCCTAAATTCTTTAAAAGAGGTGAGGACTTGAAATACAGATTTTTTGGAGAACCGGGTTTGCATATAATGGATTCTGAAACAGGCCACCCGTTATATAAGTTTAATGACAACGGGGAGATTATTTTAAGCGACGACAACCCTTTCCTTAAGCGGATGATGAACCATTACCAACATGAGCCAGTGGAACCAGTTGCTGTTAACGCGCAGCCGGAACAGGATGTCACTGCCGAGCCATTTAAGTTTAACTGCCGGAAGTGTAGTTTTGAAACCAATAACCACGGGGCATTTCTGGCACACTGCAAGAAAGAACATCCGAAAGAGGTGAAGTAGGTGGCAACCTATAGACTTGAGCAGCTCTTAATACAAGCAATAGCAACGGGGGCAATTAATACCCAACTTATAGGTAGATTACTTCGCAAAACCCAGGTAGGCGCTGACCAGGATATTATTTTTGCTAATAATGATGCGGCAAACACGCAGGTAGTCTTGACCATAACTCAACCGACCTCCCCGGTGGATGAATATGATATAAGTGTTTACAATCCGTCTACGGTTACGGATTTGACTTGCAAGGTTTTTACCGTTGAAGCGACCCTGGGTGGCGCCACTCGGGATGCGTATTTGACTGCGTTCAGTGTATCCAGGTCCCAAGTTGTTACCGGAACTACCATCAATACTTATATCCGGCAAATCCATGGCATCTTTAACGGTGGCAACCTTAAACTTGTGGTTAGTAACGATACCGTCCTTGGTGCTGCTGAAGGGTTTACCGCTACGGCAAGGATTAGGGAGTTGGTCTAAATGCAACTGATTAACAAAAGGCCAATCATTTTGCCTTCCTGGAAATCTGGGAAATGGTACGATGACTTTACAGTTACGGGGGCGAAAGATCCTGGATATATTCTAAGTGGCCTTAAAACAGTGACGACAAACGGGATTATCATTTACCCTCCAGGGGTGGGTGGATGTGATGTTGAAGTTTCTCCAAAATATTGTTCAAGCAATTTCATAATTGAGACCATGTGTAGAATTATTACCGGATCTCTTATAACACCAGCGAACTTCAGGAAAACTGATTGGGATAATAGATGGAGAGTAGAGATTACTTCTGGAAATGTATTGCGGTTACAAAAAACAGTATTAGGAGCAACCACGTTAAAAGGGACTGTTAACATTACTTCTGCATTATCTTGGAATCTGGTAAGGATTGAAGCATTAGGTGCAAATATTGACGTTTATCATAATGGGGTATTAAAAATTAGCGTTAATGATCCAGACCTTTTAAATAACAAAAGAATCCATTTTAGTATGTATGATGTTGCAATATCTCAGCCAAAAGGAGAATATCAATACTTTGCTATTAAACCCATTTAGGAGGTTAGTATGATTATTACATCTCCCAGAATAGGCACAGGAACAGATTTAGACCCGTTCAGACCGGATACTACTGCCACGCATTGGCAAGTTGTAGAGGAACGGGAAACGGAGTTTGTTATTGAGATATTAAGCTAATTTTACTATTTAAAACTTTTTGAAAGTGGGGTATCTTATGACCCAAGAGGTTAAATGCACCGAATGCGGGTATGTCCTGGCAACTATTAACGCCAGGGATAATAAGATTAAATTTACTATGCCGAATGACCCTCAGGAATATCTACTATCAAACACAGCGCATTTGTTAATATGCCCCGGCTGTGGAATGGAAAATAAGATTTATTAATCACTCCCCAGGATAAAGAGAG